TAAGGATAAAACAAAGGTGTATGTAAAAGTATTATATGACAAAAAATTGATTATAGTGGTAAAATTTAATAAAAAAATTATTGATCGATGGTTTGGTAATGATCTTTTATCTGGTGCAAAATTGATAAAAAGACATTTATTAGTTTCACAATATTATATTTGGAAAGTGTGTAATGAAGAAAACGAGAAAGATGATATGTGTATATTAAAAAAAATAAAAAATCTTGATAAATACAAAATATGTGAAGATGATAAAGACAAACATATTGGTTTAAATGATTTTGTTCGTAATACCGTATTACTTAATGATGATAAAATATTTATTATTCCGAATGGTTTATTATCACTTCCTGATGCCGACAATAATAATAATCTTCCATTAAAAAAAATAATTTCTGATGAATTTTATAAAGATATGGGGATTAGAAGGCCACCGGGAAAAAGTAAAGCATATATATTATAAAATAAGTAGCAGACCAGCTGCTCATCAAAGCCCATTTTCTTTTTAAGGAAATGGGTTTTTTATTTATCTGAAAAAACAGTTGACTGGTAAGCTGAAATTTCATATATTTAAGTATTAAATAAATTAAAGAGGAATAAAAAATGCAACTATTAACAAAAGGTCAAGAAACGCAATTAAAGAAACAATTTCCTAAGGGCAGTTCTTTTGAACAGAAAGTTGTTGCCAAAATATTTAATCCTTATGGTAATGGAACGTGGTATTTGATTAATCAGGATCCTGATGATCATAGTTATCTTTGGGCAGTGGTTGTTTTATTTAAAGATGTTGGGCCGGAGATGGGTTCTGTTTCATTGGATGAATTAAAATCTATTAGAATAAAGCCATTCAATCTTCCATTAGAGAGAGATAAATGGTTTAGTCCAATTACAGTAAAAGAATTATACGAGAAATTAAATAAAGGGGAACACGTATAAAAAAGTTAAATAGTAGTTATTTTGATTGGCTAACTTGGATTTATTCGTCTCCAATAAACATTTTTGGTTTTAAGTGGCGAACAAAAAATATAGTTAGGAACAAAAAATTATTGAGGAAATATGCGGTTGGATATTGTAAGGGTGAATATACAATTTGTCGCCCAAAAGTAGATTGTGTAGCCGTAATGTTTTTCAAAGATGGAGATCATTTTTGGTATCATATGACCAATTATGAATTTAATGAGGTATTTATAAATGAAGCTTGAAAATATAGGATTTTACACATTAGAAGATAAAAGAGCACGGAATACTTCTATTCATTCTCCATTATGGCGTTGTGAATTAATATTAACAGAAAAGTGTAATTTTAAATGTCCGTATTGTAGACGTGTGGGAGAAACTATTTCTTTTAAAAACGCAATGAAAACAATAAAATTATGGGCATCTGAAGGATTAAAAAACATTCGTTTTTCTGGTGGTGAGCCAACACTTTATAATAGAGTAGATGAATTAGTAAAATGTGCAAAGAAACTTGGTATTAACAGAATAGCACTTTCTACAAATGGTAGTGTTAAGTATGAGTATTATAAATATTTGTATGAATGTGGAGTTAATGATTTTTCTATTTCTCTTGATGCGTGTTGTGCTTCTACAGGAGAAATAATGTCAGGAATTCGTGGGAATTGGAAAAGAGTAACAGAGAATATAAAAAGAATATCAAGATTAGTATATACAACCGTTGGAATAGTAATTAATGAAGATAATTTTGATCAATGTGTTGGTACTATTTGTTTCGCCGATACTTTGGGTGTAAGTGATATTAGAATTATTCCTTCTTCACAATATAATAAACTTTTGACAATTGCTTCTCAAATTCCACGGCGAATTCTCAAAAAATATCCGATATTAAGATATAGAATTAACAATATAAAGATGAATAGAAATGTTAGAGGTTTGAGATTTTCTGATAGTAATAAATGTTCTTTAGTTCTTGATGATATGGCAGTTATGGGTAATTATCATTTTCCATGTATTATTTATTTACGAGAAGGTGGGAATGCTATCGGAAGAATCGGTAAGGATGTGAGAAATCAAAGAAAAATTTGGTATGATAATCATGATACATTTAAAGATGAAATTTGTAAAAGAAATTGTTTAGATGTTTGTATAGATTATAATAATAGAGTAGAAAGTTTAAAAAACAGTTGACTGGTAAGCTGAAATTTCGTATATTTATATAGTTGATTAAGAGAACATTTAAATAAATAAAGGAACAAATAATGGATCGTGAAACTACTAAAATGTTAATGAAAGAACTTGGTGTCGCTGCTACTGAAATCGCCAGGAAACATGGTATGGAAGTTAAAATAAATGGCGCCACTTTTGGTTCAACTTTTATGAAACCTCGGATTGAGTTTTTAGCGAAAGATGAAAAAGGTCGTTCAAAAGAAGAACGTGAATGGGATATGTTTGCTGAATCATTAGGTCTTGATAAGAATTTATTGGGTAAACAATTTAATGGTAAAACGATTATTGGTTTAGATATGAAGAAACGTAAATATCCTGTTATTCTTATGTCGCTGCGTGGTAATCGTTATAAAACGAGTGTTTCAAGTGTAAAAAATGGTTGGTATTCAAACATAGGTTAAAACATATTATACCACCGAGGAAATGGGGCTCCATGCCCCGTTGATTCAAACGAAAGTTTGTCTAACACTTACTCGGTGGTATTTTTGGCATCTATGGAACTTTTTAAGAATAAAATAGTATAATAGACATTACAAAACTTTGGAGGGAATTATGAAAAATGGAAATACTTATATAACTAGTGGACTTAGTTTAGGTGGAGCGATAGCTGTTGCTATTTCGTGGTCAATAAATAAGTCAATTTTATGGTGTATACTTCATGGATTTTTTGGTTGGATATATGTTATTTATTACGCCATTGTTCGTTAATAAAAGAAAATTTTTAATAAAACCCGATTCATTCATTTGAGTCGGGTTTTTTATTGCGCAAAATTTTATCATTTTTTATAAATATTTATATTTATATGTGGAATGTTATTTATAGGAGAAACCAAATGAATAAAAAAGAATGGAATAAATTATTACACGAAAATGCTCTTGTAAATGAAGCGAAAGATGGATACGAGACCGTAATGTTAAGAGATGCAAAAAATCAAAAGGGAACGGAATTATTAAGAGGCGAAAAAGTAGTTGTTATGTTCACTGGTAGTCGTGCGGATTTTGTTTATATTGTTAGTGCCGACGATCCAAAAAGATTAAATAGATTAATGGTTCGAACTGTAAATTTACATAAATATGTTAAAGGCGCAACGAAAGAACCGTCAGAAAAATTATTATATAAAATGAGTGATGCTGGAATTGCTAAAAGTGTTCTCGGTAAAAGAGTAGAACCTGATGGATACGATCAATATGGGTCGCCTTCTTGGCTATTAGTAATAGGATTAATATAAGGAGAGTGGTATGGACACAAAAACTTGGAAAAAGTTATTACACGAAAATGAGTTAAATGAAGAAATGAAGTTTAAAGGTAAAACTGGTTATGAATGGATAAAAATGATTAGAGATATACCGTACGATGATTTAATGGAATGGGCAGAAATGTCACAATATCCTAAGTTATTAAATTTACTTGATTATATGAAGAAAAAAATGAAATATATATAAGGAAAAAACAATGGACACAAAAAAGTGGCGTCAACTAATAAATGAGAGCAGTGTAATAATAGAGGCGGTAGATTTTCTCAACAAGGAAAGTGATGCTTCTCAAGAAAACAAGGTACAACTCACATTAGACCGTAAAATAGGTGGAATGACCGCATGGTATCGCCTTGAAACTGATGGTTGGTGGAGGCGTATTCACAATCCTGGAAAGGGGTATGGTATTCTTGTAAAGAAGTTTAAAATAACAGGTCAACCAAAAAATAAATATTTAAGCAAGACAACATATTTAGAATATCCGGTTATCATATCGTACATTCCGTTGGAGTATTCTGGTGAAGTTGATTGGGATCAACCAGGAAATATAGAAAAGGCGAAAGGAACAATGATGATAAATACGGATAGGACAAGTGCTGACGGAAAGGAAATAGAAAAGTTTGTGAATCAACAAATATCGAGAGGAACATATCAGCCATGAAAAAGTCAGAATTAAAGGAAATAATACGAGAGGAAGTTAAAAGCATTTTAGCAGAATTTGGTGGTCGCCGAGCTGGTGGATACAGCAACGATCCGCGAGAGATATATGCTAAATATCCTACAAAGTGTGCTGAAACGGGAACACCAATAAAGGCGGGCGAGAAATGTATTTATTATCCAAAACACAAAGAGTATTTTTGTTTAAAAAGCAAACAAGCGAGAGAATATTATGATTGGAAAATGGATGTAGATGTATTAGGCAGACCCTGGTAACTGAGGCGATAAAAATGACGACATTAAAAGAATATTTATTAGATGAAGTACAAAACAAAGTAAAGATAAGACCAAAAGACATTGGTGATGGCGTAACAATAGAAGCGAAGATTGACGATGAGGGTTATCTTGTTTTTACTGATGGAACTGGAAATATGATATTTTTCCATCCTGATCAAATACCGCAACTCAAAAAATATTTACAGGGGATAAGATAATATGAAAAAATTTTTATATGGACATGACAGTCAAAAGAATGCTTATGTAATAGAAGATTATCCTTATGGGTTTTTAAGGACACAAAAGAAGATATGGGTCGAAACTATACCAAAGAAAGGCGACCGGGTAGTAAGTCAAACATTAGATCCGAAGAAAAATATTTGGAACAGACCAAAAGCATCAACTTTTTCGCCGATAAGATTTTTATATCTTGACGAGAAAGGACACGTAGAAAATATGGGTGTAAGTCCGTATTCCGATTTTAATGAAGTGAAGAAGTTTATAGAGGCGATTGGTGGCGAAAAGAAACTTAATAAAAATCAATTACAACAATATTATGATTTAAGTGGAAAAACATTAGAGGGTAGTGATCCAACATATACATATAAGTTTGACAAAACAATAAAAGATAATAAAGTTTATACTTTAGATATTAAATTTGATGTCGCCAATGCTGTTAAATTAAAACATATTATTGGTGCAATAGATGATGTTATAGGAAATACTAAAAAAGGTAAATATGGTACACCAGCAGAAACGTTTAAGCAACTAATGGCAGACAAGGGGATAATAAGGGTATTTGGCAGGGGTGGACACATTATAGTTGGGCCGATGCTCGCCGACAAGACATATCAACAAATCAAATCACATTTAAAAAATAAAATCAGAGAATCAGTAGTAAATGAGGGTATTGGAACAGAACTTGTAAAGGTTATGACCAATAAATACAATGGGCAAGTCAAACGAAATGGATTAAAGAAACTTGGTTTAGTTGATTGGGAAATAAACACAGTAGAGAAAAAATATAGGGATGTTTATATTGGTGTCGCCAAAAAACTTGGAATGAAAACGAATGATGTAAAAGACAACTTTGGTAATATAAGTGTTTATCTCGGCGACAAAACAAATGATTTTACGAATGCTCTAAAAAAAGAGTTGAGTAAAGTAAAAATAAAAGAATCTGTAAATGAAGTTGTAGTTGATATATTACAATATGATTTAGAACCCGGAGTAACATTATATTATAAACGACCTGAAAAAGATCAAGAAAGAACATTTATGTTTACTGATAAAAAGTTAAATAATGTATATAAGAGAAAGGGTAGTACGATTATATTTCCAATGAGAGATATTTATGGTTATCCAAAGTATCCTGGTAAAGGTGTATATAAAAGCGAAAAAGTAGTTGGAAAAATAAATGAATCCAATAATAATCAAACATCAAAACCAGAAGGATTACCAAAGGGTAAAGCAGCATTTCTGAAAACTGAGGGAATAGAGAAGAATCCTGTTTCTTGGATAAATAGAGTTGCTAAATGGGAAAAAGAATTAGAAAAAATGATTGGATATACAACTTTAGAGTAAATTTTTTAATTTTGTATATTTATAGATAGAATACTTTTGATAAAAAGGGAGAGGAAATATGCCTAATAAAGTAAAGAAAAGATGGATTGCTCGTCAAATAAAACGTGGAAATCCAAGATATGTAAAAGTTGGGACTGGTGTGGTTGAAGTAGAACCGATTGTTGAAGAATTTGTTGAACCAATCGTAGAGGAAGTCGCAGAGGAAGTTGTAGAAGAAGATGTAGAACCAGTTGCAGAGGAAGTTGCAGAGGAAGTTGTAGAGGAAGTTGCAGAGGAAGTTGTAGAAGAAGATGTAGAACCAACTGTTGTTGAAAGTGGGACTGTAACTGACGTTGAAGTGATAGATGAAATAAAACCCGCGAAAAAACAAAAAAAACTAAAGAAGTAATTTAATAATTTTTAGGAGAAAATAAATGCCAACTGAACGACTTTTAGAAGCCAATGAGTTGATGATTGAACGTTTTCAACCAAAACAAAAAAATCGTTTTATTATGTATGTTGATGGAATACCGGCGTGGTTGATAAAATCATCTACGAAACCTTCTATTTCAATCAATAAAGTAACGATTGATTACATGAATATCAAACGATATGTCGCCGGCAAAGCAGAATGGGGCGAGATTGATATAACCTTATACGATCCGGTTGTTCCATCTGCTGCTCAATCTGTAATGGAATGGGTACGACTTCATCATGAAAGTTTAACTGGTCGTGACGGCTATGTTGATTTCTATAAGAAAGAGATTGATCTTTATGGTATTGGTCCTGTAGGTGATTTGGTTGAGAAGTGGCGATTATATGGTACGCAGATTGTTACTGCTAATTTTGATTCTTATGATTTTTCTGTAGACGATCCGATTTCAATTAGTCTTACGCTAGCGTACGACTGGGCAGTCCTCGAATATTAATTTTATTCGGAATGGGAAAGGCGGGATATTATCCCGCCTATTTATTATGAAACAAAAAGTGTTTCATATAGTATAATATAATGTGGATAAAAAGTTATTAATCTACTAATTTAAAGGGTTTTATTATGTATAAAGAACCAATGTTTGATTATGATGAAATTTCAGATGTAATGTATATTTCTTTTGGTGAACCAAAGCCATGTCGTACAGAAGAACCTGAATCTGGGCTCGTTATACGATATACACCTGGAACTAATGAATTAAATGGATTCACGATTATAAATTATAGTGAAAGAACAAATAGGGAGTAATGAAATGGACGAAAAACAATTAATTGAAAATTTAAAACAAGAACACCAAACAAAAAATCAAGAGGGTTATCCTTCGGAAACGGTAACACTTCCATCAAAGGGATATTTTTATTCTGAAGAACATCCTTTTGCTACTGGTGAAGTTGAGTTAAAATATCCTACTGCAAGGGAGGAAGATATTTTGACATCAAAGAATTTGATTACTAAAGGTCTTGCGATTGATACTTTTTTAAAAGCTGTTATTCTTACACCGGTTGATTATGATTCGATATTTTTAGGCGACAAAAATGGAATTATGTTTGCGTCAAGGATACTTGCTTATGGAACAGATTATCCTGTAAAGTTAAAATGTCCAAGTTGTCAGGAACAAATTAGTTTAAATATTGATTTATCTAATTTGAGTGCTAAGGAAATTGATTTTGAAAAATATTTAAAGGGTATAAGTGAATTTGAAGTTGATCTACCAAATTCTAAAAAAAGAATCAAATATAAAATATTAACAAGTGGAGACGAATCAGCACTTACGGAAGAAATAAAAAGAACCAAAAAGAAAATAGCTGGATCTGGTGATGCAGAAGTAACAACTCGATTAAAATACGCGATTATATCAATTGATGGAGATACTTCCCGAGCAAATGTAGCAAAATTTGTTGATTCTATGTTATCAAGAGATTCATTATTTTTACGTGGTGAAATAGTAAATACATCTCCTGACATTGAAAGTATTTTTGATTTTGTTTGTCCTGAGTGTGGTCATTCTGACGAACTCAATGTACCAATGGAAATATCCTTTTTTTGGCCTTCCGGCAAGCTATAGAGCGGAACTTTATGAGGAACTATTTACCTTATGTTATTATGGTAATGGTTTCAACTTTCGTGAAATGTATGACTTGCCGGTGGAGAAGCGCAGATTCTTATTAAAACTATTAGAAAATGCAAAAATTCAAGAAAAGGAACTAATGGATAGAGCACAGAAGAAATCGTTAAAACCATCGAGTTCTTATACTATGCCTTCATATAGTAAACCTAAAATGCCTAAGAAGTAAAATTTTTAGGCATTTTTTATTTTCGTAAAAATCACAATCTTTATATTTATAGTTAGGAATATTATATCAGGAGAAAAATAATGTTTAAAAAACCATTAAATGAAGGATTAATTGAAAGGTTTATTGATCAAGTAAAAAGGGTATTAGGCGATAGAGAAAAGGCCAAGAAATTAGTTATTTCTATCGCTAAAAAAGATAAAGAATTAGCTGAATTAACACAAAACATAAATGATGATATGATGGATCTATTAGATTATTTAAGAAAAAACCGTCCTATTACAAAAGAACCAATATAATAACAAGAGAATAATAAATGGCAACTCCTGGAAATTTATCAGCAGCGGAATTAAAATTATACGAATCTTCATTAAAAAGCCTTGCTAAATTGACAAATCAAATAATTGATCTCAATGCAAGTAATGAAGATATATTGGACGATGTAGTTGATGCTGCGGCCGAGTTAAATGATGAAGCTAAACTGTATTTGGCTCAATTAAAGCAAACTGATAATGTAGATAAACAATTATTAGATAAAGCGAAAGAAAAAATTGATCTGATAAAAAAACAAGTTAAAGCAGGCCAGGCTTTAGAAAAACAACGAGATATAGAGCAAAAAGCGTTGGATGAAATAAATGCTAAATGGGATGATATGGAAACGAAGTTTAGAGGTTTTATGGCTAAAGGCAAGGCATTCTTTTCTTCGTGGAAGGGGTTTGCGGTAGGTATTGGATTAGTTGCTGCAGCGTTATTTGTTGTATACAAAGATTTAGTATCCGCACAAACGGACGCGCGACAAGAGTTAGGAGTAACTGGGGAGTCATTTGAGAAACTTCGAGATGTATCTACTGAATTAAATGTTGAGTGGGCTAAGTTGGGTGTGGGGATAAAAAAATCTTATGAAATAACTCAAGCTATTGCAATGGAGTTTGGTTCATTTGATTATTTGACTAATGAATCCGCAAACAATGTAGCTGCGATGACAGTTGCACTTGGTATGATTGCTGATGACGCCGCAAAAACATTATCTTCATTTATGGACATAACAGCTGGCAGTCAAGAATCGGCGAATAATATGTTAAAAATGGCTGCGGCTACGGCAGATGCGAATGGTGTACCGATGGGTAAAACGATTCGTGATATAACAGACAATGCTGAAGGTCTTGCGAGGTATATGAAGGGAACAGGTCAAAACATTGTAGATGCTACAGTCGCCGCAAATAAATTAGGATTTAGTGTTAGCACTATTGTTGATATTGCTGATAGTCTTCTTTCATTTGAAAGTTCTATTGAAAATGAAATGAACGCAATGGTTTTAACTGGAAAACAACTAAATCTTGGTCGTGCAAGACAATTAGCCATTGAAGGTGATTTGGCTGGATTACAAAGAGAGATTACTGACAATCTTATTTCGGAGTATGAATGGGGCGAGTTGAACACGTTACAAAAAAAATCGATGGCTGATGCTCTTGGTATTGGTGTAAATGAAATGGGGAAGATGATTAGCCGTGAACGAATATTGAATGGTTTAGTTAAAGGTACTCTTACACCAATGAAAGCTATGGCAGAAGGAGCGACATTATCTGAGGTGTTAAATGCTGAGGGAATAATTGATCCACTTAAAAAATTAATGAATAGTTTAATTAGAATAACAAGTATTCTTGTTAAAATATTAAATCCAGCATTTGAAGCACTTTCAGGATTGATTAGTATATTAACTTTTGATTTTGATAATATTGAGTGGGTGCCTTTTTTGAAATGTCTCGGTTTGACAGCAGCTGGATTACTTCTTATTTGGGGTATTGGAAGGCTAATAAAATCATTAGATTTTGGTAGTATATTTAATTTTGGTGGCAGTAAAGCCGGAGCGGCTGGTAAAAAGGGTATATTTGGAAGAATATTTGGTAGTATGTCTTGGGGTGATGTTGCAAAAGGACTTGTTATTATGGCAGGTTTAGCGGCGACACTGTGGATTTTGGGAGCTGCGATGAAACAATTTGCTGATGTAGAATGGGAAGATTTGGCAATGGCTGGTGTTGCAATGGGTGGATTACTTGTTGCCGCTACGTTACTTGGTGTTCTTATGGCGTCTCCACTTGGAGTCGCGTTATTAACTGGTATGCTTGTATTGGTAGGAATGGCTGCTTCGTTATGGATACTTGGACAAGCATTACAAGCGGTTAAAGTTGGTATGGATGGATTAGCACCATCGTTAATAGGTATTGCTGGAGTAGCCGGTGATTTGGTTATAGCAGCTGGAGCCATTTATATGTTAGGTGGAGCTCTTGCCTTTTTAGCTGCTTCATTAGCTGCGGGTAGTATATTAGATTTCTTTGGTCTTGGTGGTGGCGGAGGAATGATAGACAAGTTACTTGAGTTAGCGAATAATTCTGACAAGTTAGCGGTAGTAGCGGCTGCTGTTCAAACGATAGCGACTGGTGGTGCTGGTGGTGGTGTCGCCGTAAATGCGAGGGCGTTGACGACAGCTGGAACTGTAATGGGCGACACGAATGTAAATGTTTCATTAGACGATGTAGTAAATAAACTTGATGAAATAGAATCAATGTTTAAAAATGGTGTTGAGTTAAAGATGAATGGAGCAAAAGTAGGTGAATGGTTAGCTAAAGAAGCACGAAAAACATAATTGGAGAAAATAAGTGGCTTTAATAGATTTGTATAAAAAGGACATATTCAAGAGAGTTGGAAAGACAGCAGATTCATTTGCTAATGATTATGCTGATGGGTTTACGGCAAATAAAACAATAGGTTCACCAACAGATTATAAACTCAATAAACTTACACCAACTCAAATATCGAGTGATCCAATACCAACTTCGACAATAAGAAAGATGGCAGAGGAATATTATGATTCAGCGCCACTTTTAAGAGCGAATTATCTTGGGCAAACTACTGAACCATTAGTATTTATAAAACCAAACGAATCAAAGGATCAATATTCTACAAAGGCGGATTATACAAATACAAGACGTGCAGCGACGGCTAAGTGGTTAACAAGTCCAAAAGGATTTCGTTTTGAAGCGAATCAAATAGCATTACAATTACTAAATCCTACATTGGAATCAAAAATATATAATCCTTTATCTATTTTTAGTAAAACTATTCCGTTGGTTGATTATCATGAGCGTCGTCACATGACAATATCATCTTTATTTGGTATTCCACTTGATGTTTTTGGTATTTCGGCGCCAGCGTCTTATACGGAAGCGATTTGGAATAACGAACATCACAGCCGAAACGTAAATCAATCTCCATTTATGGCAGCGAGAATAGCGAGTGAAAATTTACCGGGTATTGATTTTGCATTTAGTGGTCGTGATTATATGATGAACGATTCGACATGGAATCGTATAAATCCTAATCGTTATTTATATCCTATTGGCTCTGATGGAGCGGGATTACCAATAAGTAATCGGCTTACTCCTGGCGAAGAAAAACAAAGGAATAAAGGTTTAGCTGCTCAAGCGTTCAGGTTTACAAAAGCGTCTGGATTTAATCCTATATTAGATGCTCAAATAACAATAAATGATCAAAAAAGTGGTTCGAGTTTTCTACAAAAATTATTAAAGAATATACCTTATGCTAATACGATTCTTAGATTATTTGGATATGGTATATTAGATAAGGCAGAAAAGATAAAGATATTCAATAGATACAATCCTACATTTCCATATTCAGAGTATGGTGGAAATGAGATAAGGATAATAAATGCGGATGGCGAGTTATTAGATGTATATGCGGTAGATTTGAGTGAATCACCAATAGATGCTGTGTTACAAACGATAGAAAAGGTAATAAAAGTTGGAAGTGGTACTGAATCGCCTCCAAAGGGATTCACATTTGCGTCACGACAAAAATTAGAGAGAGCGGCTGGTTATCAAGATGGATTTCAAGATCAACGTATACTTTATAATCCACAAGATGATATGCCAACAGTTAATCAATATATGCAGGCTTACGGTGATGTAATGAAAAAAAGAAGTGGTGATAAGAGTGGAACGGCAAACATTGATAGTCTTGTACCTTCATTAGATGATAGAAAACCATATACAAAATACATGGAATCATTGACAAAAGATGAAGGCAGTCAACCAACAAAAAAGGGATTGAGAATATTACACAGTCCTACTGGATATGGTATGGCTCGTCCTGGTGCAAAAAACCTGGAAGATAGAATTGGAGATCAAATTAGTTTACTTCCTTATGGTGAAGATTATGAAGTCGATCCAAAGGATTCAACTTCAACAGCGAAAGATTTTACTGATTTAGTACCATTTAAGTTTTATCATATAAATGAAAGAAAATGGATAGTATTTCGTGCTACTTTAACCGGAATAAATGATCAAATTACACCATCTTGGAGTGGTAAAAAATATATTGGTCGTGCTGATCAAGTTTATACTTATAGTGGTGCGGAGAGAACAATTAACTTTGCTTTTACTATTGTAGTAAATTCACCAAAAGAAATGAAACCATTATATGAAAAGTTAAATTATCTTATTGGGTTGAACTATCCAAAATATAGAAACTTATCATCAAAAATGGGTATTTATATGGAGGCGCCTTTTGTAAGACTTACAATAGGTGATTTGTTTAAGAATGTATCAGGGATATTACAAGGTGGTATAATTGTAACGGTTGGCGATGATGCTACTTGGGAAGTTAGAAATGAACATCCACATTTGTCTGATTATGATGTTGAAGCATCAAAAATAGGTAAGATTCAAGTAGCGAAACTTCCAAGATTAATAGAAGTTAGTATAAATGGATTTACACCATTTGGTTTGGAAAATCGTCCGATAAGTTCCACCAGTCCATTTTATTCAGCAATTAAAGAATGGCAGAACCAGAGTGAAAATCCCAATTCAAATCCAACCACTGAAACGGGAGCTGTATAATGTCATATAGATATGAATTTACTCAACAAACACGAGATAAAGATAAAAAATTCAGAAAGTTTACTTCGACTTTATATCCAAAAATTTTATTGGATAACAATGATATTTATATTTTTACAAATGTTGGAGATAGACTTGATATATTAGCGGGCAAGTATTATAACGATGTAAATTTATGGTGGATTATTGCCCAAGCGAATCAGATTGGAAAGGGTACGTTAAATGTTATTCCTGGTACACAATTACGAATCCCACAAAATTTAGCAAAAATATTCAATGATTTGGATACTATTAATAGGACGAGGTAATTATGTCAAATGAATATGCAACATGGCCGGCATTAACCGATTTTCAACCAAGCATAAAAAGAGAATTACTACGACGAAAGAATAAAACTTTTGGAGATGGTAATAAACCGCGAGCAACATGGGTTAGGGCTATTTCTAATGCAGTTGATGCCGTGGTAGTTAGATCTCCAGCTGCAAAATCCGGCGAAACGACATCAATAGGAGATATACGAAATGATTTAAATGTAATGGTTGGTGGTTTACTTCGTCCAAGTGGCGCAACTCGTGGTGGTTTTGAGCCTGTGTATCAACGAGTGGCGACTGGACGAGAGATAATAGATAGACCGATGCCAGGAATAGAATCTATTTCATTACAAACTAAAGGTGATTATGGTTCATTGAGAAAGATTACAATAAATTGGCTTTGTCCAAGTGTTGAGGATTTGGATATTTTAATGCCGTATTGGTTGTCGCCAGGAATTTCAGTAGTAGTGGAGTGGGGATGGTCAAATATTGGTCAACCGCCGATACCATTAGATATTTTAAATGTTGCTGATATGGTAGATTTGTATAAAAATCCAGCATTGATTATGAAAAAAATAATTTTAAGAGGCGGAGATCCAAAGGCTGATTATGCGGGTAATCAAGATTTCTTTATTGGTATTATTACAAATTTTTCTTGGAATATGAATGAAGATGGTACATTTACTTGTACAACGGAACTAACAACATTTGGCGAAACGATGTTAGCGTTAAATTTAAACAAGGATGTAAAAACAAAAGGTGTTAAAGTCAACGAAAAAACTATATATAGTATTAGAGAATATGTTGAAAAGGCATTCAGTAATGAAAATTTAGATAGTCAAATGAAGGCACTTCCGGAAGGACACGAAAAGGATATAATAAAAACTCCAACGATTACTGAAGAGCCAAAACAAACAAAAAGGTTTATAGAAGGAGATTACAATTTACCCGATTCGAGCGAAACAAATGGAGATATTTATGTAACCTGGGGATTTATAGAACGTAATGTAATTACTAAACATGGATGCCCGGCAGTAGATGCGGATTGGTTTGTATTTGAAATGGATAGTTCAAACACAAGAGTTTCAAATGATGGATTTTTATATTCTCGTGATTCAGATATACTTATTAACAATAATGGTAATAATACAATGATAGAATTTTCTACGCCTCCGAAAAATTATAATGCCGAGATATTTGGAAAAGTTGATGAAAAGTCAACTACAGTGGGGTTTTTAAATAATGTATATGTACGAAGAAGTGTACTTGTAGATGCGTTTAAAAATAGTGAAACTCTTGAAGAAGCAGTAAAAAAATTAATTAATAAAATTAGGTATGCTGCATTTGATTTATGGGATTTGAAACTTCATACCGATCCAACAAAGGAACAAAAAGCCGAAGTAATAGATCAAAAATTTGTTAGTAAGAAATCTTTAGATGATGTAAAACAATTATTAATAGCAGAAAAGAATACGGAAGGTGCGCTTTTTAATTTTGGTGGTTATAGTGGAACAAGTATTTTAAGAAGTGTAAGTTTTACATCTAAACTGACGGATCAAGTAGCATTAACTCATTTTTTTGGTAGAAATAAGGATACGATTACTTCTAATAATGTAGTATATAGTGCTGATTCTGATACTGGGATTAAAGCAATATATGGAGCAGCGGTTGATCGGGTTTTGCGAAAATTACAATTTAAAGAAGATACAATACAATTAAAAGAAGCTCCACCTATTGAAGAGGAAGATAAAAAAAGATTAATTACAATTCTTTCAGACGAAAAAATTGCGTGGACAAAAAGTGCACCAACATCAGATTTATTTTTTTATTATAAGAATGAAAATGATAGAAAATCTGTTGGTCAATATTTACGACGAGTAACCGATGACAACAAATTAAAAAATGTTCCAATTTATTTTTTAGAAATAAGTGTAGTTATTGATGGTATAAGTGGTATTTTACCTGGACATGTTTTTACAATGGATAATTTACCAAGGGTATACAGAGAAAATGGAGTATTTCAAATTCTTGAAATTTCACACGAAATTTCATCTGATGATTGGGAAACGACATTACGGGCTTATTTTAGACCGGTTAATATTTTTGCTGGTAGTAAGAAAACATATGCCGAAAAAACAGCAAATGTAACATCTACTGGTAAAGAAGAAAATGATCCCGTAGTAGACGAAAATTTTGATGTAACTAATACGCAGTGGAGGTCTAGCGATGAACCTGCTTAACGAATATAGCAAAGCAAAGGGAATTAAAAAGACGATAAAGAATTATCCCAAACAATATTTTCCGCAACTAACGGCAGAAGATTATCGTATTGGATATATTGAACGATATTTTGCTAAGCCACGCACAAATCCGCAAGGTGTAATCATTGAGATAGATAAAGACGAGTATAACAGTTTAACTGGTTTATTTCCGACACCAGTTGGACTTCATTACAATGTCATAAAATTAAGATGGTTGATCCGGGGAACTTTTGAGGCAATACAGCGTTCAAATAGTAGTACGGTAGCGTTTCAAGAAAAATATATGCCAAGGATATCATTACATTTAAGAAACATGTTACAGTTCTGGCAGGGTTAACATCTCACCAAAAGGTTATTTATGAACATAATAGAAACAATAGAGGATTTCGCCATTTTCAAGGCGACAATCGAAAACAAAGATATAATCATTTTACCCACATTGACGAGTCCGTATAAGCATCCCTGTGACAATCATTTATCTCTTATTTATGTAAGAGTTATAGAATCTGACGACGAATATATTATTGGTTTTAATCATACAGACACAGTTGATATGGATGTATCGTTATTAGAAGAAATACAACCTAAAACGATATGGACTATCAACCAAAAAAGACTTCTAAGTTTTATAAAAAACAAAGACATAAAAGATGTTGATATGTTTTACTACTTGCATTACAACGATGTGCCTCAATGGATTCTGGACACGCCTACACACCTTTATTTCAACAGAAAGTTCAGTCAAGAAGAAGATATAAACATTTATATTCCACTTCCAAAACACATAGAGTTACATCAAGACAATGCGGGGAAGATGGTTACGATACTTCATAATCATTATATACCGGCTGCCTTTGATTTTTACACTGAGAATCTAACGACGATGTATGAAGTGGAATCTCAGGGACTCAAGGTTGATTTGTCATTATTACAACATTATTATGGCGACAAGGTAATACCTTATGTATCAGATGACAGTCGTATATTCAGTGAATACAACTTTTACACATCCGCGGGTCGCCCGTCAAATCGTTATGGTGGTCTCAACTTTGTTGCGATTGATAAAGAAAAGGGTCACAGAAGGTCATTTATTCCAAGAAATGATGCGTTGTTATTATTTGATTTTGATTCATATCATTTGAGTTTGATTGCTAAGTTGATAGGACACGAATTTAGCGAAAAGAGTATACATACATATTTAGGTCGTTATTACTTTGGAAAGGATGAACTGACCGACGAAGAATATGCCGACTCCAAAACTTTGAATTTTCAATATTTATATGGTGGAGTACCAAAAGAAGTTAGGGATGCGATACCATTTTTTGCCGAGGTTCAAGATTTTTATTTCGCCATTTGGCGACAAATAAAAAAAGATGGATTTTATGAATCGCCTTTATCTGGAAGAAAGATATACAAAAAACAAATAGAAGACGCCAGCCCAACAAAGGTATTTAATTATTTTATACAATTAATGGAAACAGAAGCCAATTTAGTATTGATGAAAAGAATCAACGAGTATTTACGAAACTATAAATCAAAGTTGGTATTGTATATTTACGATTCTTTTCTGTTTGATATAAGTCAAGACGATGGTAAAGAAATGATAAATGGTTTACGGGATATACTAAAAGTATTTCCTACAAAGGTATATTTTGGATATAACTATCAAGATTTACAAGACATTACACAAACTTTCATTTCGGAATAGGATTTTCAATTATATTTATATTTATATGTGGATAAATGTGTGGAGAAAATACATGATAAAATTAAAAAATTTATTAAGTGAAGACAAATTGTTTATTTCGATAAATCCAACCGGGGAATCTGTTTACAAATATGAATTATTTTTACAAAATTCAACAAAAAAACAACGAAAAAAATATTTTGATTTGTTAGGTGCTGTGATAACTGATGGTGATTATAATAGATTATTCTTTATCGATAAAGAGAAAGCTTTAGTTGCAAAAAACAAAATTGAAAAGGCTTTAAAGAAAAATAATTGGAGATAATAAATGACTAAAGAGTTTATAGAAGAAATTATATTTGAATTATCATATAGAGTATCAAATGGTATTCCTGATTTAAAGAATGAAGATCATTTATATGTGCTTCGTGAAATAATGGAAGAAAAAGGCATATCGTTTGATGTGATAGAAAGTGTTATTGATAATTTGAGAGAAAAGAGGTTACTAACTGAACTTGAATCATTTGGTGGGCCGACTCGTTCTTTCGCCATAGATTTTGATGGAACACATAGTTCTGGAAGTCTAAATTTTGATTTTAAAAATTATGATCCCGAAATTAAAGAACCTGTTCAAGATGATGAAGCAGAAGCTGAGGACGACGGCGATGAACCGGTAAAAGAAGAAAGTTATATTCCAACCTATATTTTTGATCCTGATAAAATGGGTATAGTTGAAACCGGAAATAGCATTCCAAAGAACGAAGTATTGAGTGAAAACAAGTTTAAGTGTTTTATGACAGGAGAGGTTTTTCTTGAAACAACGAATGGAACACTTGTTAAGGAACTTGATTATTTAGACAACACGATAGAGGAATTGAATGAAGACTGGTGGGCTGATTATTCTGAGGAAGAGCAACAAAAATATATTCAAGACCATCCAGCAAGTCAAAAAGCATTGGATGCAAAAAAGAAAAAAGAGAAAGATGTGCCGTCTGGCGAAAAAGACAATAAAGAACAAAAAGATGAAATGAGAAATGTTGATCATGAAGAAACCACCAAAGCTTTAATGTTTACCAAAACAGAAGCGGAAACAGAAAAGAAAACTAAAAAGAGTGGTGAAGTGTTAGGCCGCGGATTGGGAACTCCTGAATCAAGAGCGGGAGAAGCGGCTACACATTATGCGATTAGACAATTGATTGCAGGGAAAAATTTAGATGAAGTAAAAAACACTCTAACGGATATTGCTAATCAGAAAGACACATATTTGAAAAAAGAGTGGGTTAATAGTTCTCTTAACGCTACTAAATTTATTGTGAATAAATATGGAGCAGAAAATATAGATGAAGTTGTTTGGGATACTCCATCAGGTAGAAAATTAATTGGAGTTGAAGGACACATGACACCAAGTGATATGTTTATTACAACAAAAGACGGGAAAAGAATAGGAATATCATTAAAGAAAGATGGTGATGTATATTTAGTTAATAGTGGATATAAACAAGCGTTGCTGAATTTATTAGAAGGTATGAATGAACAAGAAAAACAAAAAATAACAGAATCCGCGGGTGATGAATCATATAAAAAAGATAGAAACGAAAAGTTACAAAAAGCTATAAATGTATTAGATGGAGAAATGAAATCTACATTTAATACATCACTTAAATATTATAAATCAAACATTGATGAAGCTATAAATATATTTGGGCCAAATTATGGAAAATACTTGGATTCATTAGATAACATGGATTCAATAGTTGAAAGAGCGAATAGTGGTGGTAAACTTAAAACGGACGAAATTAAAGCTTTTGCAAGAATTATTGGTCGAGGAACTCCAATTTATGAAAAGAACCCTGATTTATATAACGATATAAATTTAGCGGATTATAGACTTATTGGACGATTATTAAAAAATTTTGAAGAAAGCCCAAAGTTTGCTGTTTCATTAAAGAAATTTATTTCTAAAAGAATACATATAAGTGAACTTCTTAATTTAGAACAAAATCCAAAATTAGATGAATTCATAACTGTATATGGTGAATCGCCAGATGGAGTTGAATTGAGTAAAAAGAGTTTATTAGAGTTATTCGGCGAAAAAACTACAAAATTATATGAAATAAAAGAGGGATTTGAAAAGGCTAAAACGCCAGAGGAAAAGAAAAAATATTCAAACGAGATAATGAAAAGTATTAATAATAGTATTTATATAGATTTTAAAGACGGAGCACATGATGGTGTAATTAAAGTAAAACACGAAGATGGAAAAGAATATCCAATATTTACTGTTGGAACAAGGACTCGTGGAATTGGGGCCGCTACAGCTCTTGAAATACATCAAACTTCATATATGGCGAATGCTTTAAAATTTAAGACATTTGATGTTGAAAAATGGAATCCATTACAAAGAAATAATTTTTTCAAAAGATTAAAAGGTGAATATGAAGAAAGGTTAAAAGATAATAAAGGAAATCCAGAAGGAATTGCGGAACTTCAAGATGGTATAAAGAAAATAAACGAAAAACTAAAGGAGAAATAGTTATGACAAAAACACAATTATTGTGTACATTCACACGTAAGAACAAATTAGAGGAAACGATTGAGGAAATACTAAAGACGTACACAATTGCGTTTGGTAGGATATATATATTAGAAAATTTAGACAATAAAAGGGAATTGATATGTACATATAATGTAAATTTTGATCCAAGTGGTAAAGCATTACGGAGTACAATTTCAATACATCGTAAGAAACAAACAAACACATTATACACGATAAATGCATTAAATCATGTAGTAAGTTTATTAAATGATGGCAAAGTTGATCCAAATTTTGAAGTGGATTTTACAAAATTTCAAAACACATTATTAGTTACCGACGAAAATGGGTTGAAAAAAATTCAAACAAAGATATTTGATATACGCGAGGTTTAGGAGATAATCAATGGAGAGAGAAGAATTAAAAGAGATTGTACAAGAAATGATTTTAAGTGAAGCAAGACCAAAAGACACTAAAGGCATCAAAAAAATATACTATGATCTCGGCGACAAAATACAAGGTTTAGCTAAGTTAGGAAAAACCAAAAGGGATGCTAAAATCAAAGATTTAGCGGCAAAAATGTTTAAGGCATTTAGGGAGTTAGAAAGTTATTTTGATAAAGAATATGATGGTTGGGATTAGGGAGAAGATTAAATGAAGATAAAGAAAAAGGTATTTGAGGAACTTTCGGATTTAGAACACGCTCAATGGATGTCATGGGCAAAGGACATCACCAAAACTGAAAAGATAAGTCCTGAGCGAGTAAAACGTTGGGAAGAAGATATGTTTAAGCCTTATAGTGAGTTGAGTGAGGAAGATAAGGACAAGGACAGAGAAATCGCAATAATTGTGTTACAGGTACTTGCTAAATATTATGATCTTGTACCAAAAACTGAAATAAAGGAATCCAATATAAATGTATATATTGGAAAAATGAAAACTGAGTGGCCGTAACAAAACAATAAAAGGTTTTGGTTAAATACTATGAATTATTTCAAATTTAATTATAAAAATAGAATTATAAATGTATATATTACTCTTGATTGTAAGCCAATGGTTTTTATTAAAAAACCAAACAATGACAAAGTAATAGTTTATAAAATACATTTCTATGATAATATAAACAATAAAATGTTGTATGATGTGGAAATAACCGACAATTGTCTGCCAATTAATTGTTGGGCAATTTGCAACATCAAATGTAAAGAATATCGAATAGAAATAATAGATAAAGATGAAGATATGTTGATATTATCTCATATATTATTAAATGAAAATAAAGAATATAAAAAAATTGATTTATATAAAGAAAACATATATTTGGACGAAAATGGTTCTTTAGGCGAAACACCTCTTTGTGAAATAATGAAAAAACATGGTAGCGATAAGTCAACATATCATAATTATACATTATTTTACCATGCACTTTTTCAAGGTATGAGATATAAAAATATAAATTTATTTGAATTGGGAATTGGTTCTAATGATGTAAGTATTCTATCGAATATGGGCAAAGCAGGAAAACCTGGTGCATCACTTAGGGGATGGAGAGAATATTTTAAAAATGCTAGAATATATGGAGCAGACATAGATAAAAAAATATTATTCAAGGAAAAAAACATAGAAACTTTTTATTGTGATTCATTAAGTTCAAAATCAATAAAAGATATGTTTAATCAAATAGATGTTTTATTCGATATAATTATTGATGATGGATTGCATACATATGAATCAAACTTTAATTTTTTAATTAATTCTTTTAATAATTTAAAGTCGGGTGGTTATTATATAATAGAAGATGTTTATGTAATAGAGCAATTTAATTCTATAAGAGAAACATTATTAAATGATTTTGAAATAGAATTTATTGATATATATAAAATACCACATATTAGAAACAAAATAGACAATAATTTAATAATAATAAAAAAGAAAGAAGATAAAAAGAGGTGTTTTGTTACTTTTTATTCTAACGAAGATTATGAACTAAATCAAGTATTGGTAGAGAGTATTAACAAGTTTTCCAAATATAATATATTATCATTTACACACGACGATTTTTCACATTTAGACATAGAAAATAGGTATCGATGTCCAATATTCATTCAGAAAGTATTATCATATATTAAATGTCTTCAAATTGGATTTGATGAAGTTGTATGGTTGGATTCAGATATAATTGCATTTCCTAAAATAGATAATATATGGAATAATACTTGCAAGATAGAAGATTATTCTTTGTTACCTGTTCATTTTATGTTGTTAGATCCATATAATTTGTTGAATAATGAAAAAAAATATTTTAATTGTAAAATAACAAATAATACTGTTTATTTACATGCGTGTATTTCTATTTTTAATAAAAATTGTTTAGATTTTTTTAATAAAGTTCTGGATAAATATTTATACGTCGATCATAGACTATTTCCATTTGGCGACGAATCTATAATGAATTGTTTGATATGGGAAAAAGAAGAGCCTAAAAATTTAGGAAGATGTTATATTCAATATGATTATAAAAAAAATAGTGAATATATTCATGGGAAATTTATTTTTGAAAAAATTAAAAAAGATGAAATATTAGCATTTCATGGGTGTAAAGAAAAAGAAATTTCTAGAGAATATTTGAAAAGGATATCAGAAAACTTTTGCTAAGTATTATGAATGGGCTACGTAAAAATATAAAAAATAATAAAAACTGAAATATTTTTGGAATTTTGAAACTTCTTATATTTATAATATAACACTTTTATAATAAGTTACTTTGGGGGAGGACTAAAATAGTAAAATTGGAGAAAAAATGAAACATTTAAGTGAAAAAGACTTGCGTATTATAAAGGCTAAATTTATTAAAGATAATACACCTTCGGCTAAAATCATAAAAATACTTTTATCAGAAATAGATTTTTATAAATTATCTATTAAGAAGGCTTTTAGTGGTGGCATTCAACAAAGAGGGCCTGACGATTATATGCAATAATCGAATTAGTGGAGTGATATGTCCAAAGATGCTCAAGAAAAATATATAAAAGACCATCCAACATCTTTAAAAGCTCGTAATGCAAAAGCAAAAAATAATAAAAATTATGGAACTTTTCCGTGATAGGAAAGTATAAATTATATACAACAAAAAGGTTACACCAGTCGGTTTAGGCTGTGTAATTTAACTATTAACAAATAACACTTAACGAAGGAGACTTAATTATGGCATTAGATCTTAAACAAATCAAGGGTCGTTTGGAATCCCTAAAGAAAACCAACAAAAAATCAAATCTTACGTGGAAACCTACCGAGAAAGAAACCACAATTCGCATCGTACCTTACAAATTCAATCCTGACAATCCATTTATCGAATTGTATTTCCATTACGAGTTAAACAACAAAACCTATTTATCGCCGGCATCATTTGGAGAGCGTGATCCCATTATGGAGATTGCTCAAAAACTCAAATCAACTGGCGACAAGGAAAATTGGAAACTTGGTCGTTCATTAGAACCAAAACTTCGCACATTTGCTCCTGTTATTGTTCGTGGTAAAGAGCATGAAGGCGTAAAGTTTTGGGGATTTGGAAAGACGATTTACGAAGATTTACTTTCCAACATTTCCGATCCCGATTATGGCGATATTACCGATCCAGTATCGGGTTGTGACATTGTTGTTTGGACTGTAAAGGAAGAAGGCAAGAATTTCGCGACACCGAAAATGAGAATCAAACGACATTCAACTCCTGTTACGGAAGATGTCGATGTCTTGAAGAAAATCACGGAAGACCAACCTGACATCAAGGAACTTTATGATCTTAAATCTTATGAAGAACTTGAAGATGCTCTCAAGAAACATTTGAATCCTGAAGAAGCTGCTGAAGAACAAAAAGAATCTGAATCTACTGACAAAGAAGAATCTACCGACAAAGAAGAATCTGTTAGCGAAGAAACATCTACCGCAGGAAC